GGTCCCGGTGCTTTGCCGCCCGATGTAACCAAACGGGCACCCTTGGGGCGAATGTCCGAGAAGTCAAAGCGAATACGGCTTGTTCCTCTGAAGTAAGATTGTAGAAGCACGCGAACAGCATCGGCCCAACCTTCAATCGAATCTCCAACAAGGAATCGCTTTTCGCGACCGGAAGGCAAACGAATTTCTGGTAGTTTCTCAACGTGATGCTTTTGAACCGAGAACCCTACGCCAGTTCCGCCAAGAAGCAAGAACATTGCTTCTGAGAAAGAACGCAAATCGTCAATAGGCATAAATGCGCAGTTGAAGATTCGGTTTGGGGCAATCTCAATTGGTTTGCCACCAAACTGCATTGAACGCATTGAAGGCAAAACTTGACGACTGAAAACATACTTGTATGCTTCCCTTATCTCTGATTCAAGGTGAGGATACTTCTTGATATGCATTTCAAGATTGCGTTCCGTGATTTCCTCATAAGATTCACGGCGGTATTCTTCTGGTAGATACCTTGCGTATTTCATATGGACTGTAATGTCCGACAAAATTCTAGTTGCTAGATTCATTTTCTTTATCCTTTTTATCTTTTCTAAATTTCTTGTATTTTTCTTTCAGTTTTGCCGCTTGGTCTTTTGAGTTCAATAGTTCTGCTACTGCGTCTTGTGATCCTTGCGGTTTTACATCAATGTGAATATCTTTTGTTCTCATTGTAATTGGGAATACTACGCCGTCCGGTCCAAATCTATTCTTTGCGATAAAGATTCTGCCGGAATCAGTTTGTTTGTCCTCTATGGTCCTTGAAACAGAAAATATGAAGTCAGCGACAAAGCATTTAGAGAATGCTTCCGAGATAGATTCCATTGTAATGACTTCTGCATTGAGACCTGACCGATTTGTTTGAGAAGCAGTCCAAACAGGACACTTGAATTGTTGAGCGATTGAACGCAACTCTTCATAAATAGATTCCAACTCGTTTCTCTTTTCTCTATGATTAGAAGAAATTGGTTTTAGCAAATCTCCGTAATCAACAATAACCATATCAACTTTGATTTCTGCTGCTCGCAGTTTTTCAAGGTGATTTAATAGGGTATTAGCAGAAGCAGATTTCGTTGGGTATTCCTTGATAATCAGTGTTCCCTTCATATCACGGACAGTCTCTTGAATCAAGTCTTTGTACTGGAAAAGATCCGAAAGAGGAACCTTTGTAAGACAAGAATCATACCTTTGAGCAATAACCGTATCAGACAACTCCAATGTGTAATGAACAACATTCAGTCCCGCTTTCAACGCTTGGGATCCCAAATGTACAAGAACCATTGACTTACCAGCGCCAGTTGGCGCGATTACAACGCCAAGTTCGCCGGAACCAAGGCCATTCCCGCAAATAGAATCAATTTCAGTCCAACCAGTAGTAATTGGGTTGCGTGATTTGCGTTCAAAACGCTTTTCAAAATCTTTAACATAATCATATCCATATTCGTTGTATGAACCAAGTTTAATGGCGTCATTAATTAGTTTGCTGATTTCGTCAAAAGAAGAATTATTAATAAGAGCAACTGACTTTACCATTGCTTCTTTAAGTTTCTGCTTTCTACAAAAATCTAATGCTGTGTCTTTAATAAATGCTGAGTTATCTACTTCTTGCTTAGACAAGATTCTTGCTGCGTAATCTACTACCTGTGTCTTGATTGCTTCGTTTTGCTCACCAAGACCGGACTTAATCATTGTAACCATTGCCGAATGGTTTGGGTGTAGTTTGTACTTATCCCTGTATTCTCTAATCTTCTGGATAAATACGCGGAGATATTTAAGTTCCAAATAATCTTCGTCCAAAACCTCAAACATTTGATCTGCGAAAGGTCTGTCCTCCAAAATAAGGTGGCATAGATCTTCTTGAAACGCTTTTCCATAAGTGGAAAAACTTGGATTACTCATATTCATTTATTCCTTCTTGTTTGAGTGGATTATTGATCTTGATTGCGTAAGTAGATCTACCCAATCAAAAGAAGCAAAACCATTTTGAATTGCGATTGTCTTTAACTTTGTCGCGTTCAATTCAAATTCAAAGTTTTCCAAAGCATAAAGAATCTTGGAAGTTCCTTGTGGTGAAATCATTGGTGGAACAAGATTCATAAGTTTGTAATTTGTTTCTACAACCTGTCTATGTGAAACTACTTCTTGGTAAAACTTTACTTTTGTTTCTTGGTTATCGCAATAATCAATAACACTTTCTAATGTATGCGACTTATCTTCGGATAGAAAGTCCAACCTCTTAGCAATGGTCTTTAACCCAGCACCGGGCACCCCGTCAAGGTTGTCCGAAGCATCGCCAGCAATTGACCTTGCCAAAGCAAAATTGGTTGGATGAATCTTAAACTCTTCTAACACATTCTTAACATTGTGGATCTTGTCTTGAACTGGCCTAAATAAAATTGTCTTACTATCCAAAAGTTGGATAAAATCTTTATCAGAAGAAATAATAACCTTTTGGTAATCTTTGTAAATCTGAGACTTGGCAACATAAGCAATTACATCGTCCGCTTCAACATTATCAACCATAAGTTGAATAAACGGCATATTATTAATAATTTCCATTAGAATTTGTTGTTGCCAAATCTTGTTTTCTTTTTCAGTTTGTTCGGTCATTCCCTCAACTTCATAATTCTTCTTTAAGGGTTTGCGACCTTCCTTGTATTCTTTTACAACTTCACGGCGACGATTAGAACCGCCTTTGCCGTCCCAGCAAATAACGACTTGATCTGGTCTAATTTCATTTACTTGCTTTTTAATCATACCCAAAAATCCAACAACTGCTCCAATAGGATTGCCGTTGGTAGATACAGAGGGATTCACTATGTATGCTCTGATAAACATATTCAAAGCATCCACGATCATAACGCGCTTATTCATTCTTTTTGTTCCTTCTTTTAGCAGACCGCAAAGCAGGCATGTAATTAAAATGTTCTTCGTCAATACCTTGCGTCAATCTTATTTCTGCGACATGCTGGTCATCAACGGTATAAACAACCTTCTTAATCCCAACATGTTCCATAACAAGAAGACACATAGGACAAGGTTTAGACATACGGAAAAGTCCATCACTACCGATCCTGGCGACATAGATAGTGGATCCAGTTGTCTTCTTACGAGAGATTCCAAGGACCGCGCCAAGTTCAGCATGTTGCGTTGCGTGTCCGCATTGGTGATTACGGAAACGATTTGCCCAATTAACAGGGCGAAGGCAATTGTGGGAATAATTAACCACTTGCCCTCCTCTCACCAAGACTGCGCCATGCTTGTAATCAGGACCCCCTGATTCTTGCGCAATCTTCTTTGCGATATTCATAAATCTACGATTCTTGCCCGAAAAGGTCACGGGACGCCTCCAACACCTACCATGTAGCAGGGCGGGGGCGTCCCGTCAAGTCAAGCGGTCGTCAAGGGATCATTCGTCGTCTTCGTCAATATTGTAGAAGGACTCTGCTGATCCTGTTTTGCTTTCAAACTTATGGATAATTTCTTCGTCCATAAGCGCCAAAACTCTTTCTCTAAACTTGGGTTCTTTGATTTTATCTGCCCATTGAGCAGATTGGAACTTTTCTTCTGTTCCGTCTTGATACTTTAATTTGTACCAAGCGCCCGCTTGCTCTAAATGTTCTGACGATTTAATTGCTTCAAACCAACTTTCTTCGTCTTGAATATTTACTTCACCACCCGCCCATAGAATCTTGAAAGTACATTCGCGATTCAATGACCCAAAGCGGGATTTCTTGATTTTTGCTTTAACTTCTGATCCAATTTGGAACCCTCTTTCGTCCAACAAGAAAGACGCTTTGCTTTTACGACCAGTCAGCCAAATTCTTAGCGAGTAAGCGTAAGCAGGCGCTTTTCCGCCTGGTGTGAAATAAGGTTCTACCAATGCTTCTGCGACATTTGAAGTAATGTTTGTCTTCAACTGATTTAGAAGAAGCAAAGTTGAATGTGAATTCGCAATTGGAATTGTTAGTTTTGAAAATGCTTTTGATAGAATACGAGGTTTCATCGCCATTGAAGACTGAGGATTAAAACTAGATTCCAAATCTGATTCACATGGCGTATTTGCCAAAGAATCCCAGATAAAAAGCATTCTGTTTGTATTAGACGCTAATAGTTGTTCTATTGTTTCCAAAACAAACTCGGTTGTTGTTCCTTGAATGTAAAGTAAGTTTTCAAGATTACAACCGGTTGAACTTAAAAACTCTGGATCTACTGCTGATTCTGAATCAAAGTAGATTACATCTATGCCCTTCTTTTGGGCGTTGGAGGCGATTTGCGCCGCCATGTAAGATTTGCCTGTCCCTTCAAGGCCAGCAATCTCTACAATCTTTCCTACGGGGATCCCCGCCATTTTACCGCTACAAATAATAGAATCCAACCAACGCGAACCTGTTGGGATCCAGTCGGTCACTTCGGTTGGATTACTATCTTGTAAATCATGCGCGACATTCATTCCTGCCTTTTTATTGACAAGATCACGCATTTCGGAAATGGAAAGGCGTCCTGCTTTTTGAGTTGTTTTTGCTTTAGACACCTATCCTCCTATTAATCAATAAATGCTCTGATTCCGAACAGAATCACAGTCGCAGTGATCGCAAGCGCACCCATGTTCTTCTCCATTAATTGTTTCAATTGTATTTGTGTAGTTTAGTTTATGAACATCGGTGTCAAATGTGTTTTCATTTGCTTCTGCTGGGACAGCGCAAGTTCCTAAAAACACAACTGCGAGGACGACGGCAACGCCAATCCAAAATGCTTTCTTTGTGGTTGCTTGTTTGGCAACTTCTGTCGCACTTGCTACAACTTCTGCGACAACTTGTTTAACGCTTTCTAACATATCAATACTCCTTTTGTTGTGGGGACAACCTAACTGATTGCCCCCACTTTGTCAATTCAGTCGCCCATGAGTTCTTCGTATGCTTGATCAATTCTGCTTGTGTTGGTCTTGTTGTATTTTACAACATCTTCACCAGCAGAGGTTTCGTCAGCAAGGAACTCGTCCAATGCCTTTTGAACATCGGCGGTTGATCTGCGAGGATAAATAGTATCAACAGACGGGATATTCTTCAACAATTCGCCACAACGCTCTTTACCACCCACCTTATCATTACATAGCGGAGAAGTCTTACGGCGTGGTTGGATCTTTGTTTGAGCGTATGAAGCGCCGGAAATCTTACCGTAAGTTAGTGTGAGGTCAGTTCCCTCGTCAATATCGGTAATGTCGCCATAGTCAGGGTTCAACACAAGACCCAATAGTGTCTCGTAAGTTGATTTGCCATAACCCCAAATGCGGACGCCCTTATCTTCTTCGCCACGAACCAAAACTGGTGAGAAGAAGCGTTGCTTGACGAACAGAGACTTCGCCATTTTCATTCCTTCTTGATCTCCTGAACCGGAGGATTCCTTCCATAGCGAGGAAGCAAACTCACAAATCGGGCATTCGTCGCCAAAGTTGCGCTTTGGACAAAGAATAGAAACATTCTTTCCATTAACTTCCATATAATGGAAATGTAGGTCGCGGAATGGGTCGCCGTCTGCTGGACTTACAATACGAACATCGTGGTCGCCGTCAGTAATCTTCCATAGGACAGATTGCTTATCGCCACCGCCGTTGTCGCCCTTGTTCCGTAGTGAATCAAGTTTTGCTTTCATTTTTGATAGATCAATTGCCATTTTATTCTCCTTAATGTAATGGTGAGTACGACTCTATAGTCAGTGTAGCACTTCTCTACACCGCTTAGTTTTGAATAATAGAAGTTGATTTAATAAACCAACAATAATCCACTTCATATGTGGTTGGGTAAATCCCATAAGATACCGAATGTTCTTCGGTTATTTTAGTTTTTAGTTCTGATTTGATTTTTTTAAGTGAGTCGGACGAGGATTTCAACCGCTCCCCGTTCACAGCATACATATAACGGGTCGCCCTTGGAGCGTCAAGCGTGAAGAGGTCTTGCTCGTCGCCTCTTGACGGGTCCTTGACACCAATGGTAGAAATTCTACAAGTATCGGGGTTTTGTTCCAATCCTCCCATTACTGGGTCTATTCTTGTGTAAACATTTACCATATGGAAAGCAGAAGCAATGTATTCATTTATCTTATCCCAGAAACCAATAATAGGAAGATTACCGAGTATTTCTTCTACTTTTTGATTTGAGACAATGTAAAGATTTCTAAATGCTCCTGATCGCGCTTTTTGCTGTAAAACATTATAAACAACTTTTTCGTGTAGTTGTTTTGTTTGACTCAACATATCTGTGTCTGTTTTTATGTAAAGAATGTCTATTTGTTTGTCTTTTAATTGTTCTAAAACAACCAAAGACAATGCTGATGTAAAAGAAGCACCGCAAACAATAAATAATACTTCGTCTTCCAGATTATCTACAATTTTCTTTAAGTTCGGGCTTAAAGATTCATATTTTTCTGGATGATTTTGCTCTTTTACTAATACGGTGTCTCCGTGGTCTTGGTTTGCGATTGTTCCAACAGTGTATTGAGGATATTTCTCAAAACACTTTGCTATTTTTGACCCAACATTACCAAGACCAATCACATTCATAGTTTAATTTCTCTCATTTCTCCAAAATTCTTGCCTGTTGAGGTATTAACGACAAAGTTGTCTTTACGCAAGACAGCAAGAATGTCGTTAATAATCGCTCTTTCTGACCAATCAAGGTCAATAACAATAGAATCGTGGATTGTTGTGAAGATTTTTGTGTTTTTGCCTTTCAAAAGAGCATTAACTTCATTCAATCTCCTCAAAACATAGTCCGCTGTGGTTGATTGAATAAGATAAGGAATAGCGTGATCTTTATCACACTCTATTTCTCTTCCGAAAGGATTTACAATCTTACCTTCTTTGTAGAAGGTGTCAAGTATTTTGTTTCTTTCGTAATACTTTTCCAATTGTTGATCTTCTTTGTTTAGGTCATACAACCAAGCAAACATTGCTTTCTTTGCTTGGTCTCTGTCAATAGCATTTTTGTAGACAACTGTGGTATTCCAATCGTGAAGATCGCCTTTTGGTTGTGGTTTATTCAAGACATAGAAGAAAGAACGCAAATCGGCAGCGTTGTAATCAAATTCCACAAACCAATCGTTGTTTGGTTTAAATGCTTTCCTGTATTCCTTATCCAAGTTCAAAATTGGGATAGCATTATCCTTCAAAGTCAAGCGACCTGTCTTTGAACCATAAGGAGAAAAAGCAATTTTCTTGTTTGAGTTTTGTAGTTTATCCCAAACTGCTTTGCCTTTCTGGGTAAATCTCTTTGTTGCCAACCATTCCCAATCAATATTTACATTGTTTCGTTCAATCTCTGCAAGAGACGCATAAAGCGAAACCATAAATCCATAGTTGATGGGTCTGGAATAATTCTGAAAAACAGATTCAGTAATTTTATCTTTAAGAGTTGCATACTCTTTTATGTCCCCTTCATTAACTAGGTCATAAAAGCAGGTTTCGTTAAGATCAATTTTAGCAATATTAAAAGATCTATATAATGCTTTTAGTTTATTGTCAATTGTCTTAAAGTTGTCTTTTAGATTTTCCGGACAAACTTCTTCAAGAGACTTGCCGCCAGTCCAAATCTGTGCTACTTCGGCACCACTTGGAATGTTCGGGTTCCAAGACCAAGTTTTAAAATTGTTTCCTACAAGGGTCATCATCGCCTCACCGCCCACATAGTAACACGGGCAGTCCGGCTTGTCGTCAAGGGTTTGAAAAATCATAAATCACTCTATCAAATGGGATTAAATGCTTCAATATAGTATTTTTCTAATATTTCTTGTTTAGCACTAATATCATATCCTTGGTTGCTAAAAAGTTTTTTAGTCTTTTCATATTGAAGACTTCCTGGATAATGATTATTAAATGTAAATTTACTATCAATATATCTTATTGCTGAATCCAATCCATTTATTTTATAGGCTGAAAGGGCTGTCCTGTTCAACAATCTTATCTGCTGATCAGGAAAATTAATTGTAGAAAATTTATTTTTTAATAAAATATAAGAAGAAATTAATTTATATGTTTCTTCGTTAGTTAAGGTATCAAATAAAACTTTTTCTCTTTTAGCAAATATAGGTTTTAAATTATGACACTTTGTTTCTTCAAAATATTTAAAGTTTAATCCATATGTATCAATGAAATTATTATACGAAGTCATGATCTCATAAATAAAATAAGTATAATCGGCATCTATGGGATCATAATATTTTTTCAAAATAGTCTGGATATCTAATATTTCAAGACTTAATAAGTCCGGATTTGTTTCGTATATAAAAGATTGCATCTGGGGGGAACTAATGTCTGCCATAAGCCTCCAGGGAATATTTTTATCTATTATAAATCCATAAGAAAATGCAAGTTCTTGGTAAAATGGAAAGTTTATATCTTGATAAAAATTTCTTATTGCATAAGATACATCATTGTAAGCACCAACACCTGGATTATGTATTTCTATGAACATTCCAGTATTCAAAGGACTATTTTTACTAGATAAAACATAGTCAGTTATAAAATAGTTATTTTGTCTAATCTTATCTGTATTATCTGGGGTTAGCAAAAAAGAAGTATATATGTTTATATAATCAGAAAAATTCTTAATTTTAATACTATTTGACTTAATAGAAAAATATTCAAATAGTTTACGAAATATAGGAGAAAAATTGGTTCTAGCGTATTCGGATACAGGGTCAGAATATCCTTTAACAAATTTTAATTCATAGATCCTGCCAGAGTCATCATTAATATTGGAACCTATTGGTGGGGCATACACTATTCCTTCGTTTATTGCAGAATTTATTCTAAACTTCATTGCTTCATATGCTTTAATAACAAAATCAAAAGCTTTTGGCTGTCCTACTCCAATATTTGGAAAATATGTAGACGATAATAATTTTTCTTGTTTTGGCAATATAACAGAATCGTTTAGATCAATCTTACCTATGTTATACCTTTCTTCTATAAACAAATCTTTGATTGATTTATTTTCTAAAATTGGATTAGGGCTTCTTATTTCTGGTATGAAATCATTTTGAACTCTTAAAACATTATCTCTAAAGCTTGTCCTAACGTCATATATTTCTATGGCGCTTTTGCCCGAGGGACCTGTCAAGATTATTGGTTTAGCAAGATCTTTTTTTATCTTTTCTTGAGTATCTGAAATATCAGAGTCTTCAAATTCAAAATCAAACTTTTTTTGCATTCTAAAAACTCCATTAATTTATACTTCGCCACGAGATACAAATCTACATTTTACTTTTGTTGTAAAGTTTCCATCATTATTTATACTACTACCTATTTCGGTTACCAGATATAAACCTCCAAGACCCATGATAAAAGACAAAGATCCAGGATTATTTGAATCCCCAAGGGATGGGGCTAAAGCACTGGAATCTACCCAAACTAAATCTCCAAGAGTAAATAGATCGTTTCCCACAGTTTCAAATGAAGCGTCATAAATGTTAGTTAATTGAGAAATTACGTTTGTTTTATTAGCTCTTTGAAATCTCGCCTCTTTTACGTAAGGCTGATCTGTTTTACTTAAAGAAATATTTTTGAAAATCCCATGATCAGATTTATATATAAAATGAGCTATCCCGTTTTTAAAATCTTCAGCAAAATTTCCATTACTTACTCTACCAAAATTTTTAGGCTCAAAATTCATATATAGTATATCTGTAGATACAGAACCACCTCTTTGTAATAAAGCATCTGGTTCAAAGTATGTTTGTATTCTTGTTGAAAGCGTATCTAAGTCAACCCCAGGTACAGACGGATCATGTAAACTTGCACCATAATTTCCGTAATCAGTTATCTGCAATAGTCTTGGCCTATATTTTGGGAAACTATCAGAATCAAAACAGGTAGATCCCATACTTTGTAGCAATAATTCGTTAAATAAATCTCTTAAAACAGACATTAGTGGATAAATTGATTTTTTTTCTGATATTACTTTTGTAGTATATGTTTTTAACGATTCAAGAGTTATCGGCACTGATGCTATACTAATAGGTATCCAAGTGCTTGGATCTTTGACATTTCCTGTTGAAAAACTTGGTAATTTAGCTATTCCAAGAACTATCAACAAGTCTTTTAAATATTCTTCTTTATTTTCACCTCTTATAGTTTCAAAGATAATATCTAACAGATCACCAAAATAAACAAATGGATAAGTATTAATTGCACTGGACACATCGTTGATGGCCGAGTACAGTGCGATTATGCCTGGTATAGCTCCACCAACACCAGTTGTTGTAGCCAAACCTCCGACAATAGCTTTAGTAAAAGCACTAGTTAATTTTGTAAGTGTAGGATAACTTTCGGCAGGAGTAGCTTTTACATATTCTTTGTATTCCGTATCTATTTGAGAAAAATCTATTTGAAAAACTCTATTAGTTTCATATAATTTTTCTTCTACTCTTTTATAAAATGAGGTATTATAAACAGAATATACATTTTTTAATAACTCTTCACAATTTTTAATTTCTTCTTCAATTGAGGTAGTATCTTGGGACTCTGAGGCATTTTCTCTTCTGTTTTTGGCATCATCTATATATTCTTCAACCTCTTTAACAAATTCTTTTAATTTTACAGTCTTTTTTTGTCCACTAGTGCCAGTAACTCCGCGTGCTAAATTTGCGGCATCCTCAGAGCCAGCTTGTGCTGGGTTTATTACAGCAGTTACTCCTCTTACAAAATTTATTCCTACTTGCTCGGAATAAGATAGGTATTTATCAGATATTTGTTTTGGTGCTAAAGACCCAAAATCATCAATCTCTGATGTTGTCAAATTCGCATCATAAGGTATTGTTGCACTAAGTTCTGGATCCCTAAGAGAACCTTCTAATCTCGCTCTATAGTTTATCTTTATCTCAACAAAACCGTTTTCTTTTAAATCAATCGTATGGTCTACCACAACAAGATACAGCGAAGTTTGCAACCTATTGAAATTTTCTTTAATTAATGGAATATCACTAACTCTTTTTGAAGAATAAGATAAATCCGATATCCCCCCTCCAGTAGTGTTGTTTTCTAGACTTACCAGAGTGTTTAAAGCCGACTCGTCCACATCATACCCAACTTTTGCTACTATTTCATAACATTCTGGTTTATATTTTATAGCACCTTGCGACCCTATCTCAGAAAAATTGTTATTTGATGGACTACTAACATTTTTTGGTGTTGTTTTCTCATAACAACTTGGTGATATAAATAAATCAGAAATTCTATAAATTATACTAGGCTTGTCTGGATGTCTTCTTTCAGCAAAGACAGCTTCTAGGCTTTCTGCAACTATAGTTAATTCAGCCTTAATATCCCTCTCGGCAGTAAACCTGTCAGTCCCAATAAAACTATATTCAAAGTTTTTTATACCAATTTGCCAATTTAGATTTTTTAAAATTTGTTCTGGTGTTGTAGCAGTGTATGCTCCTTCTATAAAAACTTTACCAAGAGAATCGTTCATTGTATTTGGTATATCTATTTTATATACATCTAAGGCTTCTTTACTATTAACTGTTTTTTTTATTTTATAGAATTCAATTTTTGGAACCATAGACGAATATACATGGTTCTTTAAATAAAAAAGATGCATTGCACCACTGTTTTTATTTTTATTCATACTGTAAAGATTGGCTCCCGTGCTATTAAGAATAGGAACAGCAACTTTTAGTATGTCCCCATTAAGATACAGTTTTCCTTCTGATTGTATTCTAGCTGGGGCTATTGTTTCATTGTAATAATTTGCTAAACCTTCATATAGACGAAATACTTTGCATTGTGCCGAATCAGTTTTGATATTAAGTTGCTCTTCTGCGTCAATAGCGGCCTGTATTTCCGCCTCAGAGGGAACCGGAACAACTGGTGGTTCTGGGACAGGGGCTTCTGTTCCGGTGATTGTTTCTATTGCTTTATCATCTTTGGGAGGTACGATTGGTTGTATATCTACCAAAGAAACTTTTATATCTAATCCTTTATCATCTAGGCCAGTTTTTTTAAGATATTCTTCTGAATCTATCCTATTTGAAGCTGTGGAAAATTCTAATATATTATTGCTTTCTAACCACAATTCTACTGGTGTTAGAATATTTCTTAATCGTGCTGCTCTAGCCGCCGCTCCCGTTCTGGTGGGATAATCAATGCCTTCTTTCCTCACTTGGTTAGTTACGGTATTAATTATCCTACCACCGTTTTCCGCTTCAGATATTGCTAATAAATTTTTAAATTCTCTAACCAGTTTTTTATAAGTGAATAATTTAGAATTATTATCAGAACTATAATAAGTGTGAAAATCGTTATAATCTTCATATGATTCATTATAGGCTTCTATGTCTATATAAAAATCAGCCATTTTGTCTGACTCTCTTTATTATTTCCTCGGGATTCGTAGGTATATACACAATATCTCCAGGCTTCCAGTGGACATCTGTTGGTTTAGTGTTAACTAAACCTATTACCCACCACAGTTCAGTTGTTCCATAGTATTCGTATGACAACTTATGCAGTTTTGTACTAATTGTCCATGTTGTTTGTTTAAAACGTAAGTTTTTAACAAACTCTGGGGTTAGCCCAAGGTCTTGCGTTTGACGATGATGATAAATTACATTCAGATCTCTATTCTCTAATAAATCTGAATAAAAATCTAAATCATTTTTAACAACTTCTTTTTTAAAATATCTTGACATTTTTAATCCTATTCATCAAACTTTATAACGTCGCCGTTTATTAAATTCTCACCGAATAGAGCACCAGGATCTATTGTATTTAAATGCATTACTTTCATATTAAAAGTAATTGTATTACCGAAAGGTGCGACACTCCCATCAGCACCAACCAACCTTGTAGGTCCTATCATATTACCCGTTCCTACATCAACTTTATCAAGATAACAATAAAACATTCCATCATATCTTTTTGGTAGATTTACCAAAAATACAGGAGGCGTAGCCAGAGTCCTATTTGAGTTATAGTGTGGAAAAGCAGAAGATAAAAGTCTTTGACCTTGTGTAGAATTTATGGACTGCCTAATACCGTCTTGGCCTACTACAATAGTATCTGAAATGGAAAAAGAAACATTAATATTTCTTTTTGTTCCTCCATAAATATAAATTGGATCTGTTCTACCAAATATTTTTGTTTCTCCAACTTCCATGTCAGCAGTATCTGTTATTTGATATGTAATAGAATCATTTATAAAAAATGCAGCAACTGGTATTGTTTTACTAAAAAATGGATTAAAAAAAGCCAAATAATCTTTATATTGTGCTACTCTTGGTACAGTTAAACTCATTATACAGCCTCCTGACCTCTATTAATCATTGAAGCAATTGAATTATATAGCTCTGGACTTTTGGTTCTATCTACTTTAACTTTATTTATTACAGTTCTTATTTGATCTCCGTCTATAGAAAGAGTTATATTTAGTGGAGGTATTTGTTGCCCATTAGTTGTATTATTTGTGGTTGTAGTACTATTTGTGGTTGTAGAAACTGTCTCACCTACCCCGGCATTTGTTCCAGCAGCGACACTGGCTCCAAATGAAGTAGCAGCAGTAGTCGCGGCCATAGCGGCAGGTCCAAGAGCAATGGCCGCAGGAGTAGAAGCTGCAACCAATGCTGTCATAGCAATTGTCTTGGCTAAAGGCAATTCATCAAGTGCCTTACTGATTTCATATATGCCCATAGCAATACCCATAAATACATCACCAGCAATATTGGAAATTGCAGCAACCATTTTTTCAACACCCAGTGAAGCTATATAGATAGCTCCACCAAAAGCAAGAGCCGCAACAGATAGTACAGAGAATGCTGCAATCATCGGCCAGACAAACGGCTGTGCTATTGAAAAAGCAATTCCAAGTCCTAGTATTGCCCCTGCCAAAGCTCCTATTGCAAATATTAGTGGTGGCGAGCATCCAACTACAAGACAAGTTGCCAACATTGAGAAGGCAGCTACCAATAAAGCTATGCCTCCACCAAAAAGCGTTGTTCCCTTTTCGGCTATTCCAAGAAGTATTACCATTCCAGCAATCCCCGCTATAGCTGTTGCTACATACCCAACTGCATCACCAAATTGAAAAAGCCAATTTAGAACACCAAAGCCTAAAATTGCCGCTCCAATAATGGTTCCAGCCATTGCTGCCTTCTGTTGAATAAGAGCTGCATTCTGTGCTTCTAGCGCAATAGTTGAAGCACCCATAGCGCCAGCAACTGCTGTTCCCATAAGTGCTTGAAGTTCCATTATGGCAACAACCGAAGCAACCACTGCTCTATAAGCCATATAGGCTATAACTGCTATTGATATTGCTGGGCCAATTACAGCAAATATATCTAAGACAACTTTCAATACATCCACTAAAGGTCCTAATCCAATAGCCAAGCTCATCATTGCTGATTGAAACTTTTCAGAAACAGTATTGAACTGATTCATCTGCATCTTCATATCGATAATAGATTGCGAATCCATCTCTGGTGGTTGTAGCCCTTCCATATTGCCACTTAAAACTAATGCTAAATCATTTACGTCTTGCAAACCTAAAGCATCAGCGTATGCCTTTTTTTCGTAGTAAGATAGAGTATCAAAACTTCCAGCAGCTTGTTGGACAGCTTCAGCAACCATTTTATATCTTTCTGATGGATCTGTTTCGCTTATCATTTCCAATGTGCTCAAATATGGTCCACCCATAATTGCATTTAATCTTCCTACACTTTGAGCAGCAGAATCAAATGTATCAAACTTAGACGTAATAGAAAGTACTTTATCTAATTCTAAGTTCGTTTCTTTTACTATTGCTTGTAAATTAGCAAAATTTTGTCCCACATCGCCACCGACAGCCCCTAAAACTGATTTAGCTTTATCAAAATCTGATGTAATTTGATCTACTGAAAGGCCGAGATTATTAGCAAGAGAAACCAGTTTCGTATTAAATTGGCCAGCTTCCTGTGCTGACATTGAAAAAGACTTTGTTAGAAATACCATATTAGAAGAAAATTGTTGTGATGATACACCCATCTTTTCTAATAAACCAGCAGTTACAGTTAGTTCTCTTCTTTCACTTTTGTTTAAATCTGTGAAGTCTTTGTATGTTTTAAAAAGATTAGTAAAAGCTTGAGTTGAAGCACCGACATCTACGCCAGAACGAGTCAATTCTTGAGATAAATTTCTTAGTTCTGAGTTATAAGTCCCGGCTTGACCAGTGACTTTGTTAAAAGAAACAACTGCTTGATCTTGAGCAACAGCAAGCGCAATAGAAGATTCAACAACCTTTTCAAGAGTAGAGGACAAAAGGTTCGCAGGAGTCATCATATCTGTAAACCCATCTACAGCTTTTGATGAAAATGCTAGCGGATCTTTTAGAAAATTCCCTATCATAGAATCTTCTGCTCTTCCAACTCCAAGACTTTGGGCTAATTTTCTTCCAAAGCCTAATCCTTTTTCTTGTACATCTAAGGATTCTCTTTGTGCTTTTATTATTTTTTGCTGTTCAATGTATTGCTTCTTATATTCTTCAGTAAGAGTACCCGCTTTTTTGGCTGACTCAAACTGATTTTTTAATTCTTCTGATTGAACTCTTAGTTTTTGATTTTCAATTTCCAACAGTTTGTCATTAATGACAAACTGAGTTTGCATGTCAGAAGTTACTTGTTTTATCAAATCAAGTTCTTCTTTTAATTGATTTAAATGTTTTCTTTGAAGCTCTATACTTGTTCCAATTTCTTCATTTATAGATTTTTCTAATCTTTCTATTTCTGCCAATCTCTCGGCACTAGTATTTGGATTTTGTTTTTCTTCTTGAAGTCTTCTAAGAATCTCTTGTGGTGTTTTTGGAGGTGCCATTTATCAACTAAAAGGCCATTTAAGGCCAGTCTCCTTTTCAAATCCAGTTACAGCTTTATCTAGTAAAGTTTTTGAAGCATAAGTTGTTGGATGATCTAAACCATACTTTTTTGCTATTTCTAGATATCTTTTTTCGTTATAAAAAACTTTTCCAAACGCTTCCACATCTGCCCTGGAACCACGGACATTTACAGGCACAGAAAACCCGGATAGCATTTTGGATAATATTGTTTCCATCCAACTTCCAAACATTCTTAGCCAAGATTCGTTTAATTTATTTATCTTTAATTTATCTAAATCTATTACATATACTTTTTTATCTAATACTAAAGATTCTGTTACATTTTCAGTATTTTCTGGTTCTTCATTTTCAGTAGATTGTTTAGTTAGTTGTGATATAGCAAATTTTAATCTAGCAAATTGCTTTTCTGGTACTGAAGCATAAGATTCTACAAATTGTTCATCGGTTATATCTGGTTGTCTTGCAACATTTTGTTGATAATATAAATTAGCAGTTCTATATATTTCTTGGATTATTTCTTCCGAGGATCCTTTAAGATATATTGGAGCAGTTTTATCTATTCCTTTTTTTAGTTTTAGTAAAACTTCTTTTATTGGAATCAAAATTTGTCTAATATCTTTAAGTATAATTCTAAAATTTGTTTCATGAGTAGCATCAAGATCTCTGTTTAATAAAAACATATTAGATATTGTCTCTGATAATCCTGATTGTTCAAATTTCAATATAATATTATTTTTTATTTCATTATTAAAATCTCTAAGATCTTTTTGTTCTTCTCTCACATTATTTCTAACGACATCTGAACCCATCGCGAATGAGGCAAGTTCTCTTGTTCTGTTATTATCTGGTGCTTTGAGGACAAATTCTTGTGCTATAGTTTTTACATCGCTTGCATTTGGGTCTATGCTATTCGCCATAAAGATAGCAACTTTTATTAAATTGAACATCTCATCAGATAATTGTGGAGTAGTTGAAATGTATTTGACATATTGCTTCTTGAATTTTTCTATAAACTCTGGCGTTCTTTGAATATTCGTAAAAAACGGAAGAACTTTTTTATTAGCCATATTTCTGATATTTTTGTCATATTCTTTACCAGCTTCAGTTTTTCTAAACTTCTCATTAGCTTTAGAAAGTTGATCTGAAAATGGTCTGGCAATAAAAAAATCATTATTTTCTATAATATCAAATATAGTTTTATCACTAAAAACTGGTAATCCACTGCCAGTTGCAGTAAATTTGAATATTGGTTTATAAATGACTGAAACGGTATTAAGAATTTCTGTAAAATTATTTACAGATTCTTGTTCTGTGATTGCGCTAGGATTATCTAAATCATCTAACAATCTATCAAGAACTGTTTTTTCTTGTGGTGTAAGCCTGCTTGTTGTCTGAACATATGCTTGATCATAATTTTCTGTTCTACCGTCTTGTCTCATTCTGTGAAGATTTTTAGCTATTGTTTCTAAATTACTCCGATCTTCAGCCGATGTTACTTGATTAGATTTTGTATTTTTTTCTTGAATTTCTTTTAATGTATAAACAAGGCCAATAAAATACATGACTTCTTTGTAAAGATTAACATCTTTATTATAAAATCTTAATAGTTTTGACTCTATATTACTTACGTCTGTTTCGCCAGCTTGTGCCCTGCTCAAGCCTCTGGAAATATCTACAAAATAATCTTCTTCTTTCAGCATAACTATCCTCAAAATAAATAGTTTATTAAACAAATAAAGCCAGGCTTTTACCTGGCTTTAGGGGTTTTAGTGTTTTTTTCGTATTCTTCTTTTTCTTCTTCTTTTTGTTTAACCAATCTTTGGAGTAGCCAGCGACGTATAAGAATAGGTAAACTATAACTCTCTATTATGGAAAACCCGCCATGATATTTTAAAAGAAAAATCTCTTCATATACGTTTTGTATATATTCGTCACTTAGACCAAAAAAAGTCAACCGTTACCGGGATACTCACCTCCTGATCATATCCGCATTTAGAACAGTTAAATTCCTGAGTCATATCAAGATTAGGTATTATTTGAGTATAAATATCTCTGATATATCTTGAATCAAATGAAGGTAATGTTTCTACGACACGATGTATTTCGCTTCTGTTTGAATTACCATTTATTGATTTAATTATATAAGATAGTTGCGTTGTTGCGCTTGATGAAGGTAACCCTTTTTTCTCTCTCTTTTCCAAGGAAAGAAGCATTTCTGCTTCATCTTTCCCTGTCAATAATCTTAATTCTACTTCATACCCTGTTCTTGGAAGTGTAACCAAAAAGGTTCCTTCTTCTGTTCTATCAACCCCAAGAACGTCCCAATCTGGTTCTTCTTTGTTTTCTAATTCTGACAAATCAAATGAATGTTGCGTGATGCTAGAACAATTAGGACAAGTTACTCTTGTACTATACTCTGGTCCAAATCCTGTTACCCTTGCGGCAACAAGAATAGCGTTTTTATCTCCTGTTAATAAATCTTTGGCTTTAATCTTTTTGTTTAATACAACATTCTCCAAAAATCTATCAATTGCTATGCCTTGTTTTAACAAAGACTTAGAAGTAAGAATATCTTCATCTTTTGCTGTCATGTATTTAATTTCTACAAATTCTTCATCACATAGAGGGTGATCTTCTGGGTAATACTTACCACCGGAAGGGATCTTTACCATTTCTGTTTGCAGTGGAAAATTGACATTTTGTTGAGATACGCTTTCGTTTCTAATATCTCTATCTACTATTTTTTGAGCCGCTGCCAGTTGACTTGTAATATCGTCATTTAATTCTGGACTTACTCTGTCGCTATTTCTTCTCATGTTTCCTCTCTAATATTAATATAACATTTATGGTTTATAAGTCAAATAATTTAATAAATTATAATTCACCACCAACAATTGGCTCGCCTGTGGGGAGAAAAGTACCCCCTCCTCCACCTGAGCCTCTTGACTGGATTGTCTCTTCCGGCCCTACCCACGAAGGCGGCGGTGTTCTTGGTGGGGTTGGAATAGCCGGAGGGGATCCACCTGTACTGGGTGTTGTTGTTTGCCCACTAGGCTTTGGACCCGAACCTTTTGCTGCTGCTTCTTGGTCTTCTAACAGTTTTCTGGCATCTTTTTTTGCTTTTAGACGGTCTTCTACTGTTCTTGGCAAGTAATCTTTATTATATTTAAACTCAATTTCTCTTTTATCATTTATATTATACGTCTCAACTTGCCAAGACCCAAAAATAACTTCTATATCTATTTCTAACAAATCGTCTACGCCATACTCCATTGAGCCAAAGTTTACAGACAATAAGATGCACTCATTAAAAAGCCACCTCTCAGCTACATATAGCTCAGAACTTTTAAAAGCTTTATTATTTACATTATTTGATCTTTTAGAATACCCAGTTGGATCTGATACGGGTATTGGTATATATTGGTACAACTGAATTTGACCCATTGTAAAACGATGGGTGTCAAGATCAAAATTACCTTCGGAATAAGTACCATCTAAAAGTGTTATGCTTTTGTCTCCAAACCCAGATCTTCTAAGAATTCTCAATAACTTTCTTGTAGCATTTGGGTAAGAGGGGTCTATTAACTTTATCTTTAACGGTTCCCAAGTTACTGCGTTAAAAGCATATTCTTTAACCGTACTACCAAAAACATATTTTTCGTTAAACTCTCCGTTGACACCAACAGCTTCAAGTTTGATAGAAGGTTTAGACACGGATTTAACATACCATACGAGACCGTTTGTATCATTATCAAAAGCATCAGTCTGAACGCATCTGGTATTTGTTCTTTCGTCACGCATAGCCATACCAAACCCGCAAGTGGGAGCTTCGCCTCTATCTCCCATCCTAAGCATGAATAAACTTCTCTGCTTAGGTTGGTGTACTTCGTGAGCATCGGGATTGGCCCAAAAGTTTTTGAAATTCTCTGCTGATTTTACAAATGCCATATCTTAATTAGATACGAAAATTAATTTATCACGAAGGAGAGAAAATCTTTGACCCAGCAGCACCAGCAAATTGGCTACTAAATTCTGCCCAATCATAACGAATTTTTAAAGAAATTTCCATAAGGTCTTCGTTACCATAGTCTAGATCTGAAAACTTAACTTCTTTGGCCCAAGCGTGTTGAAGTGTCCATTGGTGATTATAATTACCATCTGCATCTAATTGTTCAATAAGAACGTTACCAAGAGCAAGAGTAGCTGCTGCTTTTGAAACCGAGGTGAAGTTACCGTTGGTTGGTACAACAAATCCAGCATTTTGGATAGCTGAAAGGAATTGAGTGGAAACATCAGGTTGTACCGGATCTACTAATGTCATTTCTAGTTCATTCCACTCAACTTTTCCTGGCCAATAAAATTTGTGCATCATAAAGTCATGCTTTGCTTCGCCAATAGTAACTGATGGTTGGGTCACTTTTTTAGCATACCAGATACCTTGTGCGGTAGAGGAATCACCAAATTGTGAATTATTATTAAATGTGACTCTAAATCTAAAGTTTCTCTTAGGATCTTTAGAGTTAATCAATAAATTATCGGTCCAGAAAGGCATTATCAGTTTCTCCTATTTATATTAATTAGGCTATAATTAAGTTTTTCAGTCATCAAAAGATGCGCCAGATCTTGTAATTATGAAATCAAGTGCGACAAATTCGATAGAACGAGTTGGTTTGACGTAGACTTGAGCGTATAGGATATTTCTATCAATCAAGTCAGGTGTTGTTGTAGTTTCATCAAGAACAACTCTGTAATCATCTAATCCAAAACGGACCTTAACACCAGATAGGAAATTGTCTGCTCTAGTTTTGAAATCGTTCCAAGTTGCTTGAACATTTTGCTCAAAGAGCACTGTTGAAGCTATTTGTGAAATTCCTTTCTTCAAGAAGATCATAAGTCTACGAACATTGATTCTAGACAATGCTGATGCCTCTGGGGCTGCTTGTAGGGTCTTTTGTCCAAATATTACTATTCCTTCTGATGGGAAGCTGGCAATAGGATTTACATTTCTCTTGTAGAGGTCGTCTCTATCTGTGCTTGTTAGTTTCTGATCAACAGATACTACAGGATAGCCTGCTGCACCAAAAGACAAACCGCCTCTTCTAAATCCTGCTGGAGCGAACCATACGTCATTAACTCTTTCAGTATTAGCCAATACACCCAAAGCTACAACAGATGGTGGAACCTTGACAAATGCCGCTGTTCTGTCATCTCTAATTGTTACCCAAGGGTAATATGCTGCTGCATAAGAGTTGTTTAAGTTTCTTGTATCCAAGCTTGAATAAACGTCAGTCAAAACGCCTCTTCTTGCTGTTTCTGTGGATTGGTAACTTTCATGCGCTGGATCGTATCCGCCTGGCAAATCTACGACTGCCATTGCATCTCCTCTATTTTGACAAACATCCATTAGCTTTTTGGTCAAGCCAGCGTTTGTTAATCCAGGAATAGAAGCAAGATTATATTCTACAAACTCAGGGCTTGAAATAATATTTATTGCCCTATCGTATGTTGCTTGAACATAATTGGTGTCTGCACTATCGCCAGATTGAATGTATGAATTTCTGAGTGGTTCTCTCTCAAATGCATTTAATCCGTCAAAGCCACCAAACATAGGCATAGTGAATCTGTTTACACCAATGTCAATAATATTTTTGTAGCTTGCTGAAGCGGGTAAAGTACTTCCATCATCAACTGTTGTCCAAGAAGTGTCACCAGCTCTGGAACCAGAGACCCATGTAACGTCAGTGATATTACGCTTAGGCGAACCAGAGAAGTCATATCCAGTTGCTGTTGTGACAACTAATTCATCCAATGAGAATCCATATTGATATTCTAGACCACTTGGTGCGCTTCCTAGACCGAAAGAATCTCCCCAAACAGTAGAAGAGATTAAGTTACTTCCAAGGAACCTGACATAATCGATGTATCCAGGATTGTAGACAGAAACTGTCTCGCTTCTATTGGTATCAACACCGAAGTAAGCATTCAAATGGTTGGTTGCGTGTGATGAAGCAGACAATCTCATAGGAATAGATGGGAAGCTGATAGAAGCTGTAGTTTGGCTTTCACTATGTGTTCCAGCACCAAATACGATTGTAGCAGAAGGGCCTAAGAAACCATTTGCTTTTATGTAAGTGTTTGGTTGGAGGGTCTTATTGGTTTCAATACTTGCCGATTTTGGTCTTACAGTTCCGTGGAAACCAAATGGAACATCTTGTGGTTTAATGTTTGTTTGAGCATATGGACTCATAACAACACGGACATATCTAGAATTATTAGGTCTGTCACCATGCACTCTTACTTCTTCAGTAGCTGAATCAAATTCAACATATTGATCACCAATTCTTGTGGCGATATAATCAGAAGAATTTGGATTTAGATTTAGATTTGAGAATCTTTCTAATACTGTTTGTTTTACATCGTTATCTTTTGCGTCTCTAACAACAACATCAAATGTAGAGTAAACATCATTTTCATTTACTGAGTATCTTATGTTATCGATTGAAACTTTGATATTGCTTGAACAATAATCACCTTGTCCGTTGAGAGAAACAAGTTTAAATAGTTTATCCATTTCAGCAGGATTGTAAGATCCTGGATTACCTGAAGTATCTTGTTTGATTACCCATGGTGTTTGTGCTTCTCTGTAAGAAGAACGGTTATCGGCTTTAGAATTTGAAGAACCAGAAACCAAAGGAACCATAATATAAGAGATGGTATTAAATGGTCTGTCAATTATTTCTTTCTTTACAGTTCTTTCAAATGTTTCACCAAGCCAGTATTTCTTTATATTAGAGGAATCTTCTACAGAAGTACCATCTTTTCTAGAAGAGCCAATAAGTTGAGGATTGGTGTTGAATACGTTTCTGATAAAGTTTGGAGAATTACGATCAAAAGAGACTCGGTACTTAGTAGCTCCAGATGAAGAAGAAAGAATCAAACGTGCTTCTTTAAGCGCATTTCCGGAAACTATAGTATTCATACCTTTAATGGAATCATCTACATTTGTTGGGAATATGGCAGAACCAGATGTGTAGAATATAGCACCTAATGTTCCTGTCATATTTTGACTTGTGCTGTCACTTCCAAGCACAAACAAGCCGTATGCTCCATCTACGCTTTGTGCTTCGCTGTTAAATGCGCTGTATTGAGAAATATTCCATCCTGCTCTTGATCTTACACCCGAGTTACTATCCGAAGTATTGATACCAGCAAGTCTCATGAATGTGATAGGAGTGGAACCAACTGTTAAATAAGCTTTAGCAGCGTAAGCACCGTAAAGCGTGGCCGACTTAGAACCTTCTCTCCAAACATCTGTTAGTTGTTGGTTGCCAGGTTCTGGATCACCGAAAATACTTGTAAATTCTGCAAGAGAGCTAACTTTGACAGGAACCATTGATGGTCCTTTTTGTGCTCTACCAATAATAACCGGTCCTATCGCTTCTGGAATAGCGGGGATTTGGGAGCGGTCTATTTCGTTAATAGAAATTCCTGGTGATATAAACTTAAACTTTCTTTCGTCAGCCATTATATTAACTCCTTAATACTCAAAATAAATAGTTTGTTTGTAAATCAAAAACCTTATGGTTTATAAAATGATTTATCTGTGGTGATATTTGGTGTATTTAGTAAAACATTCTCTCTTGGCAATTTTACTTCAACAAAGTTCTCTTCCACTGTATACACAGGTCTTTTATCGTTAGGTCCTTCTCCCATAAGATACCCCAAGACTCTAAACTTTATAGTTGTTTCATAAAACCTTTCTTGGGTTTCGTCGTTTAAAGTGTTAGTAAAACTGTAGTCTGATTCAACAAAAACTTCATAACGATGTTTTTCATATACTATAGAAAAAGAATTTATTTGTCCTGTAGACGTTATAAAAGGTATAATTAAATCATTCATTTGTTGTTGATAATTTGTTCTTATTTTTAAATCATACATAATTTTAACATAAACAGGTATTGGAGCGTATACTGTTTGATATACAACCTTTGAGTTCTTTCTTTTTTTATTAGGATCAAGATTATAATTTATCGTGTAAGCTGTACCGCTTTTCCTTTTTGCATCTGCTGTTGCAAAATTATTTGTTTTATCTTGTACTATTTTTCTAGCTATTGGGACAGCTTTTCTTTCTGCACCTGTCCCTTCTGAAAAATGGGCTTGAAATGCCCCTTTAAATGTTTTATCTTTTTCAATTGAAGTTCTATTAAGAGACATTATCGGTAAAATATAAGTTCCTGTATCATCTCTGGCTTCTGGATCTGATTTTATTTGAAACGATCTTTCGGACCCAAGCCATATCAATTTTAGTCTTTTGTATCCATCATTTGAGTAGGCAAATAAATCTACTTTTTCTTTTATGTAATTAAACATAGCTGTATCTACTGTCTCAATTGTTGATGGAGATATAAGTTGCTCGTTTATTATATTATTTGCGTTATCTACTTTTGTGTAACTATAATCAGGAGGCATCGAAAACCCCTTTTCTTGACTTTATGCATTTGGCCAATATTTCAATAGAATTTCTATCATCTTCTATCTGACCAAATATTTGCTTAGGCTCAGAAAGAGAAGCTATTTCATAAAATATACCGTCATATCTTACAAAATCTCCTTCACGAACAAATAGATTTTGATCTTCTGTCAACCTGCGTCTGTGAAAATGTATTGTTATTTCTGTTTGTTTATCAAGGCCATATCCTTCAAGAACTTTGGTTCCATAGGATGACCACTCAACCAAAGCATATATTCTTATAGGAGGTAAAAAGTTTTTTACTTGTGCTTCTCCATATAACGGATGAAAATTAGTTGTTTCATAATCTATTGGATAATAAATTATTAATTGGCCAATTACTCTTTCAAGTAATTCATCGTTAACTTGTTTAACTAAGTCTTTTTCTTTTTGTCCAAGAAATAAAGGTGCTGGTGGTGATTCTGGTGGTGTCCATTTATTGTTTGCCATTTATCATCCTTGGTAAATTAGTAATGGTATTTCTTCAAGAATCTTTGCTGCACTCTCTACCTGTGATGCTTTTAGTTCAGCAAGTTTAGCATAAGTTAATTCATCTAGAATTGTCTTTAGTTCTTCTTTAAGTTTTGTTTGTTCTTCTCTTGCTTCTGAGATTAGAGCAGTACCGTTGAGTTGAACCGAATCTCCTGGGATTGGAATATTACCAAACTTGGATCGAATTTGTCCGAGTGTTTCTTTTACAAGAGCCAGAGCATAACGACGAATCCACTGTTTGCCGATTGAATTTATATTTTTAAAAGGGATATTATCAAAAGGCAAAGCATTCATATTTGTAATGCCACCTTCTTTATTATCAATACCACCGACTTTATCCCAAGGATTGGTTCCATCATCTATTGTAAACTCAAACCACATCTTGGTGAACAAGCCTGTATCTGGTGTTGGAAAAATTCTTAATTTATTATTGAATATTTCAAAAGAATAATGTGAAAGTCTTGTATATATATGGTCTTCAAAAGCCATAGCTTGTAGTTTATTGTGCCAAGCAGGTATTATTTCAAAAGTGGTGTCATCTGCAAATTGGCCATAATAATTTAAATTTCCTACAACGTTAAGACCCCCATAATATCCATAAAATCTCCACATTGATTGAGGTGTTTTAAAATACACTCTTCTTATTAATGTTCTTTTTGATAACGAACCTGAGAAAGCGCTTGCATAAGGCAAACTTGGATCTGACGTAACCTTATCTTTTAATATTTGTTGTATATCGTAATCTTGTTTGCTCATAACAAGATCGATAGAAGCACTATAATGTGGCATAGAGCCATTTACTATTCCAGAAGCATCCCCAATTCCTTGTGCCATTCTTAGAATAGCTTCAAAAGATTGACGACCATAAGCAAGATTAATGTGTGATCCCGATAAAGAGTTTTCTTTTATTTGTCCATCGTGATCAAATGTGCCAGTTGTTGCTCCAAGATAATCTCCAAGAACATTTTTGGATTGGTGAAGATTGATCATATAAGAATATTCAAGCACAGCTTCTTCATAAGCGTTGTGAACATTCGCAGGCATTATTTCTAAATCTAATACATCACCGCCAAGTTTGTGATAAACATAAGCAACTTGATCTGATGCGCCTGAAATAAAATTTGAATCATAAAGCGGAGAAGTGGGATCCACATACATACCAAAAGCATAATTTGATAAGTTGCCCGCTCCGTTACCTGTTGTTGCTGTTGAGCCTGTGGCGGGCAGAACAACGGCACTTATTGTTGATGCTGGCGTTAAAACTGGTAATGCCATTCATTAGACCTCCGCTGTATTAAGTAGTTTATCCCAAAAGAAAAAGGCCCCGATCCCGAAGGACCGAGGCCAGAGGTTATCTATAAGATAAGATCTCTATCAGGCTCCTGCTTCACCTAGAAGACCACGAACGATAACGAGACCGTACATGTCTGGGCGAACCATCTTCTTGGCGTAGCGGGTCATGACACCCTTGCGAGGTACGAAGTCCTCAGTACCAAAGATGGTAGGAGTGACTTGTAGTGGGACGTAAGGAGCGTAGACGTAGCCGCTCTCTAGGAAGCTACCACCACGGCGACCGACCAAAAGGAGGTTGCGTGGGAAGTATGGATCAACGTGAACGTCGAACTTCTTGGAGATTGAACCGACCTTGACTGCGCCGATTGAACCACGCTCATCGTCAGCGGTGACGGAGGCACGGAAGCCAGCGGTGAACTCTAGGATGTTGGCAACTTCTGGAGATGTTACGACGAAGTTAGCGCCACCACGAAGGGTCTTGCGATGGATTTGAGCCGAAACGTCATTGATTGTTTCGATGAGGGTTTCGTACCACATTGATACGTTACCAGTGAA